TCAGTACAACCGTACACCCTCTACACTTATGCGGGCGTATGGAAACATTAAAGATGAGAAGTTCAGCTACTATATTTTAAAACAAAAGTCGGATGTGTTCCAAGCACTGAAGCATTTCTTCTCATCACAAAAAAAGGAGGCGGTTGCCTCACGCTAAATTTTAGGATAAATTTGTATTATGAATTGATCTTTTTTCGTCCATTCAGGCTTCCTTAAATACGTCGCTTTCTCAAGAACCGACTTGAGAAGGCGATTTTTCTTTTCTACGTCATCTGTCTGGTGGTATGCTTCTAATACTTTTTTGACAGCTGGCACATATTCGCTAATGTTCTTCTCTTTGAGTTGTTCTTTTTCAATCTCCTGTTTGAGCTGCTCAATTTCCTCTTGCGTCTGTTTGATGCGGGCTACGATGTTTTGTTGTCGTTCGAGAAACACTTCGATTGTGTATATTCCTCGTTCTAAGAAATCGTGAAGGTTGTTCTTTTGTATATTTAACTCCCTTAGCTCTTTTTCTTTTTTCTCAAGCGCTTTTTTTCTGAGGGGGATAACAGATTGCTTTTCTTTTTTCTCGAGCATTTGCTCCTGCACTTCGAACTGGTCAACGAATTCAGCGAGTGATTGCAATATGCGTTCTTCTACAAGAGGAAGAAGTGCACCTTTCTGAACTCCTTTGCATTTCGGATTAGCGCAGCGAATCATGCTGTTAGGGCGATCTGGACGTGGTTGATACCACATTGTATAGCCACAAACTTCGCATTTCAGTAATCCAGCGAGAGTATTAGCTAGTACTTTACTTTCGACAGTAGATGGCCGCCAACGGGCTGTATGGGCTTTATTTGCTGCTTCCCACAATTCTTTTGATACGAGCGGCTCATGAGCATTTTCTTTTACATGCCATCGTTCTGGTGGCATTTTTTTGCGTTTGTATTTTCCATTTTGTTTGACGTACTTTATCTTACCCCAGATGATGTGCCCCATGTACACTTCATTTTTCACAATTGCGGTAATGCTTGATGGCGACCAAAATGTACGTTTCCCGTCTGGGGGCGCCACACCAAGTTTGTCCAACTCCGCAGCAATCGCTTGCCGTCCGTGACCATCACGCATCATCTCGAATATTTTCACGACTACCCATGCCGTTTCTGGATCAGGATACAGCTTGAGATTTTCATCGCGAAGATAGCCGTATGGCGGCTTCTTTGAAATGGATTTTCCTTCAGCAGCGGAAGCTCGACGACCGCGTTGTAAGCGTTTCGTGATTGTTTTCAATTCTTCGCGAGCAACAAGTGATTTGATTCCGAAAACAAGTTCCCATGTTTCTGATTCCGGATCGTACATTTCAGTAGGAGTAAGGATTTTTGTTCCGGAGTAACGAAAAGCCCTGTCTAGGATGCCTTGGTCAAGCATATCACCACGGCCAAGACGGTCAATGTCCATGACAAGAACGGCATCGGCAATTCCTGTTTCTACTTCACGAAGGAGCTTTTGAATCTCTGGACGTTCGGCGATGGACTCTCCAGAAACGACTTCTTCAAAGATGTCGATAATATTGTGTCCTTCTTTCCGTACAACAGCAAGGAGGGTGTCACGATGGCGTTGGAGAGTATCGTATGACGCACCCGATTCTTCTGCTTTTTTCTCCTCTTCGATATCTTTACGGCTTTTTCTAAGGTAGATAAAGACATCGAGATTCGTTGGTCTGTACATAAAAATCACCTCTACACTATTGTAAAACTAACCGTACACATATACAAATACCTAATGTAGGTTATTGATAAACGAATATGCGATTTTGAATCTGTGTTAAGCGTTCCACGCATAGTCTTGTCGTCACCTTAAACATGTGAGCCATTTGTTCAATTATGTATCGCTCATTCCAGTCGATAAACTCAAGCATGTGATATGGAATAGCTGCGTATTTCGTGAAAAGCTTTGCATCTCGTTCTTGCAGTTCACGAAACGCCTCTGGCATCATGCTCTGCACGCCGACATGGCGGAGGATATGGCAAAGCTCATGAAAAAAAGCTTCGCGTTTCTCTTCTTCTGACAATCGAGAATCGACGACGATACAGCGGAATCGCCCAGCGACTTGGTGTGTTGACGGAAACGGCTTCTCACACAAGAAAATATTCATCCGTCGCGCGATGTATTCAATATCAATGTGTGAAGGATGGAAGATGCCGAGTCTTTTATAAAAATCCGTTACCCAGTCCTCAAGTGCGGTTGTGTAGTAATGACATAATTGCATAAAATCCCCTCCCTAGAGGAGATTATACGAACAAATGTTTGTTTTGGCAAGAAAAAGAAAAAGCCCTAGTGTTAGGGCTGTTAGGCGATTAGTTCTTTGACATATTGCTCTCGTTGCGATTAAAGACCTCCAGGCTAATAATCTATCTCTCACAAGCAATTCCATCTTTATCGCGATCAAGCTTCTTATTCATGTTATATAAATCGGGAGATACAACGGGATTAAATTTTGTTTTTCCGCCTTTATTTTTTGCGTTCGCGGATAATGAAACACCCCCAGGATACTTGGCATTAAGTGCTTTACAATTTTGAAAAGATGAAGATTTAGATTGCTTATTGCCGGAGGCTGATGATGTGACAACAGATGATTTCGCTTTCGAGCGAGTTTTTCCCTTAGCCTCAGCAGTGTCGGATGATGTAGAAAAACTGAAAACAAGAGTTGAGCAAAGGATAATAGTAAGTAAACGTTTCATCATCATAGATCCCTCCATTTTCTTTCCTTTTTGCTAAAATAAAAAGACACCTCGTCTATTCATTCTCCGGTGTCTTTTCCTGGTGACTTATTCTTTTGTGCAGCTTTATGCGCTACCCACTCGAAATGTTGAATAATCTCTCTTATTTCGTCTTCCGATAGGTTCTTCCACTTCTCAATATCAAAGAATCCCATTTGCTCGATGCCATAATCTTTGATAAGCTGATTAATCCTCGCCAGTGTTCCTAATTCCTCATTGTCTTTACTTTCTGGAGGATTCGGATCGTCGGTACGACCAAGTAGGTAGTCGGTGGTGACGTTGAAAAAATCGGCGAGTTTTTGAAGTGTTTCAGTATCAGGTGTTCGATTCCCGTTCTCGTATCCCGATATGGATACTTTTGTGACATTTATTTTCTTTCCTAGTTCTTCTTGGGTGAGTTTTTTTTCTAATCTTAGCCTTTTTAAACGGTCACCTAACACATAAAACACCTCTTTCTCATGTTCATAATAATTATAAGTTAACAAATAGATAACATAAAGAGGAAAGGTCTTTTGTTAACTAAATAGAAATTTTTTATAAAAAAATACTTGAATGTTAACAAAAAGTTAATTATAATAAAGTTAACTTGATGTTAACAAAAAGGGGTGATAAACGATTGGTTTTGGATAAATTAAAAAGTATTCGTACTGAAAAAGGACTTAGTTGTAAACAAGTTGCCGATTTAGTCGGAATTTCTAAAGAGTACTACTGGATGATCGAGAACGGAAAACGGCGGCTGAACTATGATCTTGCTGTAAAGATAGCACAAGTATTCGATACTAGCCCAGACAATATTTTTTTGGACAGTGAGTTAACTTAAAGTGAACAAAAATTAACTCATTTACAATTTAATCCATGAGAAATGAATGGAGGTGAACGAAATGTCATCAAGCACCACTTTCACCCCGCATACACATGAACAAAGGGGGAATGCGGGCATGAAGGAATTCAAATACGGGAACACCACTGTTATTATTCACTCCCCGTTAGTACTTATGAGTGCTGACGAACGAAAAGAATGGTTTCAGAAAGAATGGGAAAAGGGCAATCCAGTCTTGAAGCAGATTGCAAAAGCGGTGATGAATTGTTACGTACAGAAAGAATCGGGATCTTAAATCTAACATAACATGAATGTTTAGCGATAAATGGTAGAAGGGGGAGAACAAACAATGAAACGTGGTAGAGCGGCCGATGCGGTGAAAGCGGCGCGGCAGGCGACAGGGATGACACAACAACAGCTTTCGTTTGAAATCTATGAATCTCGCGAAGCGGTTTCTCAGCAAGAAAACGGACGGTATCGAGTTCAGCCGAACATATCGAAATATTTCACCGAAAAGCACAACAATCCGTGGGTGGCATTAGAGGCGGCCGCGGAGTACACAGGATGGGGACCAGTGAAGCTGGACGGTGAGGTCGTCGATCTACACCGTGCAAGCGTGGCGATGAAAACAAAAGAGGAACTAACCGAAGCGCTACAAGCGATTGAAAGTGTATGTGTAGCGAACCATCCTCGAGCGATTAGGGATTACGACAGACAACATCTTGAAGAAGCAATTTTGCAAGCAATTGATGCGATTGTAGCGCTCACGCAATACGTTGCAGTGATATGTGTCGATTACGGATTTTCGTGGCTTAAAATGTGGCAAAAGCATCGCACGAAATTGCAGACGAAAGGATTTATTCGAAAATGACAAAGGGGGAAAATCAAATGATTCAGTTACCGAATTTAGAGGAAATGACGGACGTCGAAGCGATTCATTTTTACACGAGCGAATTTTTACGGCTCTCACGGGAAGGGCAGCTCAACAGCGAATATGGAAAAGCGTTGCTCGAGTGGAAAAAGCAGATGAACGCACGCTTGGAACAATCACGGAAGGAGTGGTGGTAATGTATTTTGTCATTTCAGCAAGCCGTTTAATGAAAGCAAGTGAAGTGAGAAAGTTATGTGCTGAGTTGCGTAATGACCCAGCGTTGCTACTTGCGTTGGAACTCACAGTCAAACAAGAGTGGTACAAAAGAAAAATGGCCAGTGCGCCAACACTAGCCATCGCTCAATAAATAATCAACCGTTGCAATCATAATTCTAACATGATTGCGAACATAAAGGCAAGCGCATGCTTGCCGATTGGAGTACAAGCAACAGGTATCTCCCCAGCCTGCAAATGGGTGTGTCCCCCAGCCCATCAGCTTGTACTTCAATCGGTGCGTATGCACACTAGACCGAGCGAGAGCGGGCGACGATCCGAAAGGGGAGCCACGCCAAAATACATGAATGGTCATTGCGAAGACGTCTAGCGATTCATTTCAGAGGAGGAAGAGGTTATGCAAGATATGCTCTTTTTGCAAGAAGCGGATTTAGTACAGAAAGCATCGCGGTGCATCCAGTACATACAAGAATCACTTCAAAACCGCGACTATGAAACAGCGAAAATCGAAATGTCGGAGTTGCGTTTTTTGTTAGATGAGCTACAAGTAATTGAACAAAAGAAAGCACGTCGCGCGCAGTTGTTTGAAATCGTTGCTGATATGCGCAAGCGCGGCATTCAAATTGATTTTGTATCACGATTGCTAGGGTGATGGTATGACGAGGGAAGAGAAAAAGCAAATTCGTTTGCAAATCCTGCAATTGCTCGATAAGTGTGCAGGATGCGAAGAACGTCATAACGGTACACAAAGCGTATGTGTCATAAGTTGTCCGATCGGCAAGCAAATGCAACAGCTATCTGTGTTGTTATCGAAAGAAAGCCCTCGCATAAAAAGAGGCAAGTGGACCGAAGAGGAAGAGTTTTACCTATGGCAACATAAAGACATTTTCGATATTTCGGAGCTTGCTGCACGCTTGGAGCGAAGTGAATTATCTGTGTATTCAAAGTTGCGCCAGCTTGAGAAAAAGAATGTTTTGCCTTGCTAGAAGGGAGGTTATGAAGCATCACTACATTGTATGCTTCATGCGCGTAAATATGCTATTTGAAGTAGAATTTGCAACAAAGAAGAACGGCTATTTCGAAACAATTCATACGGCACTCATCCACGCGCTTTCTGTGTCCGAGTGCCGCCAAATCGCGTTAGAAATAGCCGACCGATTAGGAAAAGGTGATATACAGGTTTTTATTTCAGACTTCTAGGCTCATTATGCCAGAACATTATACGGAAAGCAAGGGAGGAAGGGGATATATATGGCGACAAAACTCCTTTTGAACGAGGAGCCGTTAGTGATTTTACCGTCACTAGCGGCTACGATCGGCTTAAATGAAAGCATCGTGTTGCAGCAATTGCATTACTGGCTTGAGCGCAGCAATCACATTCACGAAGGGCACAAGTGGGTATACAACACATACGAGGAATGGCAAGAACAATTTCCATTTTGGTCGGAAAGCACGATTCGCCGCATTATTACGAAATTGGAAAAGCAAGGGCTCATCATTGCAGGGAATTTCAATCGCTCAAAGATCGACAAGACGAAATGGTATCGAATCAATTATGACAAATTGGCTGAGCTTGAAAATCCAGTCTACAAAGTGAATGAACAAACGACTGTTCAAAATGACACATCGACTGCTCAAAATGAACAGACGACTGACGAAATCGACAGTCCATCTGCTCAAAATGAACAGTCCATCTGTTCAAAATGGACAGACGAAGCGCTCAATTTGAACAGACCAATACCAGAGAATACTACAGAGATTACTACAGAGAAAAAAGAAGAAGTAGAAGAAGAAGCACGCGTGCGCGAGAATCCATTCGCTTTCTTTGAACAAAACGGATTTGGCACGATTGGTGGCTACATAAGCGAAAAGATTTCAACTTGGATCGATGACACATCTGAAACACTTGTTTTAGAGGCGATGAAAATCGCAGTAGAAAATGGCGTCAAGACGTGGAAATACGTTGAAACCATTTTGCGTGACTGGTCTGATAAGGGCTATCAAACCGTGGAACAAGTGCATGCAGCGCAAAAAGCATTCAAAGAACAACAATCCAAGAAACGTAATAGCTCTAGCAAGAATGGGAAAAAAGCCATTCGGACAGAGATTGTTCCAGACTGGTTGAACACCGACTATTCGCAGTATGAGATAAAAGCTGAAACGGATCAAGAAGCGCTCGAAAGCAAGCGGCGCGAGCTAGAAAAGCGACTAAAAAAATATCGCTAGGTGATGAATATGCCGTACCCGATTTGGATTCGCTTAGAGTATCGAAACGACGTTGGGCGAATCGTTGGCTTCACTGGCAGTATTCAGTCCGAAACAGCGTTGCGTGACGTATTAGAGCGATACGAGATTACTAGAGAACGCCTTGTGTCGCTTGAAATCAACGGCAAATCATATCCGCCAGCCAAACTTGATCGCTTTTTTCGGAGGTGAAGCAGTTGCTTTTACTCAAACATGTATTGATTCAGCGTCTACGGCGAAAGGGCGTTTTCGTTGCAACAGATGGGAGATCGCTGTCGAAATTGACGTTAGAAGAAATTCAACAGGAATACGAAAGAGCGGAGGGGAAACGTGATGAACTGGTCAAAAGCAACGCTTAGACAGTTATACGTTATCGTGCGATATGAACGTTGTCCGGTTCGATATAAACAAATGGCGCTAAAAGAAATACAAAAACGATTGGAGGATTTGCGATGAGTCGTAAGTCGTTACATGGTCCGGTTGTTGTCAGCTACTTAACGCCAGAAGAGTTAGAGGCGTACCGAAGCCGTCCACGCAAAAAATATTACGACGAAGATAACCGTCGAATCATTGACTGGCGCTGGCCACAAAACAGAAAGAAAAGGGGAGCGAAATAATGGATTTATCCAAGCTTTTTGAGATGCAGCGGGAACTGGATGAGCGGATTATTCGAGAAAAAGGATTGGATGGTCAGAATCTTTTGCCGAATAAAGTATTAGCCTTACAGGTGGAGCTGGCAGAACTCGCAAACGAGTGGCAAGGATTCAAGCATTGGAAAACGAATCCACAACCAAAGGATGGAATGTTGGAAGAATATGTGGACTGTTTACATTTCATTTTGAGCATTGGATTGAGTGATAATATTGGGACGATGGAATGGGAACAGATTGAACCATATAAAGCAGACTCCACTATTCAACAGTTTATAGGCTTGTTTGAGCACACATCACGTTTGCTTGAAGATATCACAGTATATGTCGACATTTGGAGTTCCTTTATCGGACTTGGCGAAATGCTCTGGTTTACTTGGGATGAAGTTGAGGCAGCGTATATGCGTAAAAATGCAGTCAACCATCATCGCCAGGAAAGCGGATATTAAGGTGGTGTTTGTTATGGATCCGCAGAATTGGATGAACGAGCTTAACAAAAACCAAATACTTCGCAACGTGCAAAAATTGCTCGAAACACAAACGGAAAAGGGGATTAAAAAGTACGGAACAAGTGTCAACCCAAGCGACTATACATTTGTCGGATGGCTAGAGCATCTACAGCAGGAAATGGTGGATGCCATCGTATATTGCGAAGTGCTGAAATTTAAATACGCTTACTTAGTTGCGCTTGAGAAGCTACATTCGGACGTGAATGCTGAATGAAACGTCGTAAGCGGAAAGCCAAATGGTATTTGTTATATCGCAAGGAAAACCGCGATGCGGTTTATGTGTACGAGCCGTTGCGCAAGTATGAGCTACAGAGTAGGATTCGACGCGGATGGAAAGTGATTGAATAAAAAAAGCCGGGATTCCTCCCGACAGCCTAACTTCATTATACCACAACGGAGGGATTCCGGTGAGTAAAAGAGCACAAGAATTGCAGATTGATATAGATAACATGATCGTTTCACATCCCGTCGTGCCAGGGAAGGTGCTTGTGATTGTTGTTGACGGCGTGCAAGGGAAAGCGAAAGTAGCGGAAGCGGTTGAACATGGATATACGATCATTGAAACAGCAAAAGGAAAAACCGCACGGATAAAATACGAGGAAAGCGAGTTGTTTTGAAGTGAAAATTGCGGTTCATGTGTATGAATGTGGAAGTTGCGAGGTAATGTTTGCAGTTTCGCAAGACTTTGAAGAACAGCATCTTGTAAAATGTCCGGTTTGTAAAACAGACAAGGCGCTTCAAGATGTATCGGCTGGAGAATTGCACATACAACAGAAACAGCAATTACTTATCGTTCCAGAGGAGCAAACAAACATTTATGAGTTTATGGGGTGATGATATTGCTTACATTGCCGCCAATTTCTGAAGACGATGTATTGGAGCTAAAGGATTACATCAGTTTTTCTGAAAGTGCATTTGGATCCCCAGAGAGCGAATCTTTACGTCAGCTTTTTGACTTTTTATATGGCAAATATGAAGAAATTGAAGCCGAGCGCTGGCGCAGTGATCCACAGAACTGGGGCGCATGCAGTAAATGGCCGCGTGAAGATGATTTGCCGTTTTAATACTTATCCGAAACATGAAGGAGGATAGCATGGATGAATAAACAAGAAAAGGCTCAAGTAATTGAGGAATTTTTGCAAAGGTTAAGTAGTATGGCTGGAACAGGAAATGGGATTGGTCAAGGGACGGTAAAGAAAATTCGCGATTTTGCTGAAAAGGAAGGCTTTATTCTAAAGAAGTAGCACATTCCCGAGATTGTGTAAAACAGGAGGAACCCTAAAATGGAACATGATTTAAAAGTGCTAAGACAGTATTACGACAAGGTGCTAATGAACGAATATTACTCAACACCAGACATTGACCCAGACGTCGCAAACAAAATCGTTGGCGGATTGATTTTATATATGAATATCGCTGAGAAACAGCAAGCAAAAATCGAGAAGTACGAAAATGCATTAAAAGAAGTGATTCAAGCCGTTTATGATGTAAAGCGATTCACACAAGAATTCAACGATATGGTTGGTTTTGATTTCTTTGAAGAGTGAGGTGAAGAAGAATGAATCAATTACAAAAGGTGTTTACTTACAGTGGCAGTCAAGTAAGAACGATTATAAGGGATGATGAGGTTTGGTTTGTCGCAAAGGATGTTTGCGATATACTGAACCATTCTAATCATAAAATGGCGGTATCCAGGCTTGATGAAGATGAGGTAAATAAAGTTTACCTCATTGATTCACTAGGGCGTCAACAACAGACAACCGTTGTAAACGAAGCAGGATTATATTCTTTAATACTTACAAGTAACAAGCCAGAAGCACGTCAATTTAAGCGCTGGATTACGCATGAGGTTATTCCTACGATTAGAAAAACCGGTGGCTATGTAGCGAATGACGATTTATTTGTAGAAACGTATCTCAAGCACGCCGATGAGCAAACGAAACTATTATTCCGTGCTACATTAGAAACCGTTAGAAAGCAAAATGAGCAGATTGCCATGATGCAACCAAAAGCCGATTATTTTGATGCACTTGTCGATCGGCGGTTGTTGACAAACTTCCGTGACACAGCAAAAGAGTTAAAAGTGAGGCCGAAAGCTTTTGTTGAGTGGCTTATTGATAAGAAATACATTTATCGTGATCAGAAAGGGAAGCTAAAGCCTTATGCTCAATATGTTCCGTCCCTATTTGAGTTGAAGGAATGGGAACGAAATGGACGAGCTGACGTGCAAACACTTGTTACACCAAAGGGAAGAGAAACGTTTAGAATATTGCTACAAAAAGCTGTAGTATAAGGTATAATATGGGTAAGTGAATATGTCCAAGACCGAGAGCGTGAGGACACTGATTGTACAGAGTAGCAAAGCTATCTCTGTATGATTGGTGTCCTCTTTTGTTTTACCAGAAAAACGAAAGGGAGAGGTACCATGCGAACAATCCAGCAAGAATTAAAAAAATGGATGAAAGTCAATAAAGAACGTCAAAACAAACGGAAGAAAGCGCGTAAAAAGAAACGAGGGAAAGAGTGGCTGACGGAGCGTGATCTTAAAGAATTAATGGGAGTCGGTCGTCCAGTGTATAGACGCGGTAAGGGCGGGGCATTTCGACAGCGATAATCACTATTTCGGAGGTTGGGAAGATGGACTTTATGTTACCTGAAATTGATCGAAAAGCGACGAAGAAAGCGGTTGAAGCGGCGCTTGAAAAATATCGCATTTTCTTGTTGACATTGAAATTAGAACAGCTGCCAAAGGTGACTCAACACTACTCGCTCGTTCCTGCCAAAACAAATCAGTTCCACTCCTCAACCGAAGAAATAGCCATAAAAAACGCAGATTACGAGCGGGAGAGAGCGGAGTACATTCAGCGTATCATCGAGGCGGTGAATCGTCTGGATTACTGGGAACGAGCGATTATTATTCAGCGATATATGAATGGAGAAGAGGTATTTGATTACGCCGTTTACAACGAGCTAGGGATGAGTCATCGGCATTATTATCGTTTAAAATCAAGGGCATTTTACAAGCTGGCATTCGCTCTTGAAATCGAGGTGTATCGGAAAAGAAGGAGGGACGAGACGTGAACTTTGTTCAACCGATTCGTGATCCTGAAAAGATTGCGGCGATGAAAAGGTATTTGCTACAAAGAAGCAAGCGTAATTACATTTTGTTCGTTCTTGGAATTAACACAGGCTTGCGTATATCGGACATATTGCAGTTAAAGAAGGAAGATTTGCTACAGACGCATTTGAAATTACGTGAAAAGAAAACGCGGAAAGAAAAACGAATTCGTATTCCACCAGCGATACGAAAGGAGTTGATTGAGTACGCCAAAACACTTAAAGACGGCGAATATGCTTTTCGAAGTCGGCAAGGCGGTAACCGTCCTATTGATCGCTCGACAGCGTATCGTATTTTGCGCGAGGCGGCTGAATACGTATCGCTGGATGAAGTGGGCACGCATACGCTTAGAAAGACGTTCGGCTATCATTTTTACCAACAAACAAAAGACGTTGCCATGCTTCAAGAATTGTTTAACCATTCGAGTCCACACATTACATTGAAGTATATCGGCGTCAATCAAGATGCAATGGACAAAGCGATGATGAAATACAAGATATGATTTTTCTTTTTTGGCTATTAGTACAACATAAAAAATCATGGTGTGCACTCGTTTTGTAAAATGTCTTAAAGCTAGAAATATCAAGGGATTTCGGCATTAGGCGAGTGCATCAGTCTGTAAATTGAAGTGAACTCATTGGAGGGAAAGCAGATGTTAGTCGAGGAAGCGAAAAAGCAAATCGAATATTTGCGGGAATACATTCAGATGATTGAAAGCTACACACCGAAAACGATGGAAGAAGAAGCGGTGTATTTGTATGTGCAACTGGAGAGCGTCACGAAGGTTGTGCAAGAACTAAACAAAAAAGGGTATCGGATGGGGAACAGGAAACTAACGACGGTGGATGTGTCCAACATCATTCGCAGCAAGACGAAAGACAAAATGCACGAAATGGCAAAGCGGATGTTTACGAAAAACAGAAAGCGGGGAAGTCGATACTGGTGAGTGGATGATGGCACAATCGTGGCACAATTTTGGCACAATCATGGCACAACGTTTTCATTTAGAGGTGTTATGATGATAACGTGAAAGACTTTGGTTGAAGCGGGACGCCACTTCGTTTGAGGTGGCGGTTATTATTTTTGTCGATATTTGACGAATGAATTATGTAGGAATATGCCTCCTTTTGCCGAATGGAGTAGATGGAAGGAGGAGAATGCGTATGACTGAAAAAGAAATCAAGTTACTAGAAATGGTTAAAGACCATGCACATATGTTTTACGATGGGCATTTTGTGTTAATGAAATTTACTGGTAATTGGAGAGCATGCTTTGGAACACCTTCGGGAGATTGTAGAACGCAAATAGAACAGATGGTTGAAGGTAAAACTCTTGAGGAATGTCTGTCAAAACTATTAGAAAAACCAACATCAGCTTACGATTTTAATTATTGAAGAAGCACCTGTCATGGTGCTTTTTTATTTGGAGTGATACTAGAAACCTTGCGCCGTTCTTGGCTGTCCCAATCTCACACAAGGTCGCTACTGCTACGCTCATCAACGAAAAGAGCAACAAAATAAATACTAGCGCCATCGTGGTGCGGTGAGGAGGAATGGTTTTTTGAAAGCACAACATCGACACCGCTATTTTAGCAATGGTAGATCATGTTGCAAGTTCAGTGATGATTGCAGCATCAAGGTAACTTTGTCGAATTTTGGCGAATAAACAATATGGAAAAGCTTATCCTTTTGCTGTATTTTGTAGGCGAAGGGAGTGAAGGGGGCAATGAATTTCGAGAGTAAATATTTAATCCGTTGGGGAATACCAGGTTGGGTGTTTATATTATTTACTTATATTACATACCTTTCATATAAAAAGAGGCTTTTTTTAGGAAGTGAGTTTAATGTTACACAGCTATTGGGCATTATGGTTTCTCTGGGGTTCGTTGGTATTGTTTTGGGATATCTGATGCATCAAATGTATTTTTCAATTAACTGGATTTTCAGTAATCAGTCATCGAAAATAATGCAGAAAATGTTAGATATCATTGAGGACGAGAAAAAGATTAAGGGAATTGATACGAATAAATTTGATTCTCATAAAGCCTACTTTATGCTCGAATATCATTGGCAAAAGCAACTGCTCAAAATTGAGAAAGAACAAAGGGAATATATTGTAGAACGGTATAGATATATGCTAACAACTATACATGGTTTAGGGGCTCTACTAGTATCTATAGTTTCTTCAGTAATTTCAATATCAGTGCTAATTTTATTATATGGTCATAATGTGTTTTCTAGTGTGATGATTATTCTCTTAATTTATTTGGGTTTTTCGGTTTGGAAAGGATTTGGGTATTACTCTGAAAATTTGATTCACTTTCAAGCAAATTTCATAAATTTTTTCCATAATGAAGAGTTAAAGAAATCAGATGGAGAAATAGCAGAGATTGAGCAATAGGTTACCAAGCATCCTTCCGGGTGCTTTTTTATTTTATGAAAGGAGCTGATATACATGCGAATCATTCGAGAAACGGCTACACATATTCAAAAGTGGGATTCAGAAAGCAAGCGAGTCGTAATGGAGAGAAAAGACGAGGTAGCAGAGAAGAAACCGGCACAAAACAAAGCAACGACTAAAAGTAAAGTAGCTGATAAATGATGCGGTATTGCAACTATAATGGCTGTAATTGTCGCATTGTTCGAGGTTTGTATTGCGATGAACATAAGCCTAAACGAAAGCACCAGGCGAAGAATAAACCGTTCTATCGGTCGCCGGAGTGGCAACGAATGCGTGAATACATTTATGAACGTGATGGAGGTTGCTGCAAAGAATGCGGACGATTTGTATTTGGGCGGCAGGCGCACATCCATCACATTGTACCGATTAGTGAAAATCCTTCCCTTAAACTCGAGCCTAGCAATCTTATTTTGCTGTGTGAGTCGTGTCATAAGAAAGTTGAAGAAGGAAGTCGGAAGTGGGAAGAACGACCGTATTTCTTTTGTTGATATAATGTATAATTATTACATTTAGCCCCCCTACCCTTGATTTTTGGGGGATTGTGGGAAAAAGACCGCGGCCGGCGGTAAACGTGCGCCAAAATGAAATTTTCAAAGGGGGTGTGAAATTTGGATAAAAAAACAAAAGCCGCACTAACGAAAAAGCGAAAAAAGGAACGTGAACGGATTGTTGGTCTACTCAAGGAAAATGGCACTTACAACAAGTCACTTGAGCCGTTGCTAGAGTTGTACTTAGATGCCTACATGGTTTATTCGCAAGTGTATGAAAAGTGGCAAGAAGAAGGATTTCCTGCAACAAAATCACATACAAACAAGGCTGGTGCAACAAATGAAATGAAGCATCCACTTGCTCAACAAACGGCCGATTGGAATACGAAAATGAGTAAGTTGTTAGAACAGTTAGGATTGACGCCAAAAACACAAAAACAGATTACTGGGGAAGTGGCGAACGCCACAACAGACGCTTTTCAAGCATTTGCGAATAAATGGGACTGATGTTTTATGATCGAGCGTGGTGTGAATTATGCCGACCAGTTTGCAAAGAAGGTGAAAAGAAACAAAAAGAAGTATCCGCAAACTGTCCAGAAAGCTGTTGAGCGTTATGAACGTTGGAAAAAGCGAAAAGACATTTGGCTTGATTTAGACGCTGCCAATCGTGCGATGGATTTTATGGAAACGTTTTGTATTTATGCAGAGGGAGAAGTCGCTGGGCGGCATTATGAGTTAAAAGATTGGCAACGGTTTGCATTCACAAACATTTACGGTTGGAAAAAGAAAGACGATAACGGTCAAGATGTGCGAGTGATTCGTACAAGTTATATTCAAGTTCCACGGAAGAACGAGAAAACAACGATTGCGGCTGGTGCGGCAACATATGCGTTATATGCAGACGGTGAGTTTGGTGCTGAATGTTATACGGCTGCGGTAGATAAAGAACAGGCGAACATATCTGCGAAAAAAATAGCGATTACGATTGAAAATAGCCCCGACTTGAATCAGCGAACACAAATTTACAAGGGACCAAAAGGCGGCGTAAATGCGATCGTTTACTCTTTTACGGTCAATGGCAAGAAGTTTAAAAATACTTTGCAGCCACTGTCTAGGGAAACGAAAGGACTTGATGGGAAAAATCCTCATTTTGTTCTTTTAGATGAGGTACATGCGCAAGGAAATGCCGATATGTACGATGTTTTAAAGTCTGGTATGGGTGCAAGGAGACAACCGTTAATGATGATTGTTTCGACAGCTGGTAAAGGTACAACGTCTGTTGGATTGCAAATTTATGATTACTGCAAAAAGATTTTGAATGGTGAGATTGACGATGATTCTTGGTTTGTACTCATTTACGAGCCAGATAAGGGTGATCGATGGGATGATCCTACAGTTTGGGCGAAAGTGAATCCAAACTACGGGATTTCGGTGAAAAAAGACTATTTGATGAATCAGTTTAAAGAGGCGCAAGTGTCGGCGGAGCGAAAAGATGAGTTTTTAGCAAAGCATTTAAACATTTTCGTTCGTTCCAGTGGTACTTATTTTGAAAGAGATATTGTTGAAAGATGTTTAGTCAATGACTTAGGGGATTTGACAGGCATGACGTGTGTGATCGGTTTGGATTTATCAAAAACAACCGATTTAACGTGTGTGAGTTTGAACTTCCCTGTTGTGGACGAAAGCGGAAAAGCAAGATTGAAAGTAAAACAAATGTATTTCATTCCATCAGAAGGGCTAGAAGCTCGTGAAAAGATGGAGAACATCCCTTATCGTCATTTAGTGGAACGTGGTTTTGTGACGTTGTGCGAAGGGAAAACAATTGATTACGATATGGTGTTTGAGTACATTAAGGAACAATCGCAAATGTATGATATTAAACAAATTAACTATGACCCAGCGCATGCGGTCAAGCTAGTTGAAAAGTTAGAAATGGAAGGTTTTGATTGCGTAGAAGTACGGCAATACCCATCTACACTCAACGCACCTTTCGATGATTTAGAAATTTTAATGTATGAGGGGCGCGTCGAAACCGATAATCCATTATTGATTTACTGTACGGAAAATGTCGTTGCTTTTATCAATACACAAGGGCTCAAAGCACCGTCGAAAAAACAAAGTCAGTACAAAATTGATGGCTTTGTGGCCATGCTTACAGCTCATAAAGAAACGATGAATATGATGGTGGATGTTAGTGAAGAAGAATATATGGCAATGATTGAAGTGCTTTATAAACGATGAAGGAGGTGAGAACAATTGGGATTATGGAAGCGGCTTTCTGGGTGGTTTAAACGCTCTAAATTCAATGTTTTTAACAACTTTTACTGGAACTACGGCGGTTATGTGACCGACGAAAACATTCTTCAATCTTCTGACATTTATAATTTGATGAAATTAATCAGTGACCAAATTGCGCTCACTGATTTTTTTATTGAGGACGAGGCAGGAAAGGACATTAATGACCCATATACGTTACAGATTTTGCGCAATCCAAATCAGTATTTGACGGAATTTGAGATGAAAAAACTTATCGTCAACACACTCTTAATACGTGGAAAAGTCTACATTTTCAAAAACGGAAATGAATGGCACGTATTAAATGGTGTCTACTCGGAATTGTTAGAGGACGGAAGCAAGATTTACAGCGTTGGTGGCGTCCAAATCCCTGCGGAAATGATTGTTCACGTCAAAAATATTGGGACAAATCATTTAGACGGTGTAGGATTGTTAGATTTAGCACGCCAAACGCTTGAAGGGGTCATGAATGCGGAAAACAGTTTAACAGACAAGTATCGAAAAGGCGGTTTGCTGGCGTATTTGCTGAAATTGGATACTCATATTGCCCCGAATAACCAAGCGCAAAATGCAATGATTATGGCCATCCTTGATAAGTTAGAACAGACTGGACAAGGGAATAAAATTCAGCTAATTCCACTTAGCAAAGGATATGAGATTGAAGCGTTACAAAGCCCAGTAGATGATGAGAAAATTATTAAATATCTTTCGGTGTATAAAAAAGACTTAGGTAAATTTTTTGGTGTGGACTTGGAACATTTGCTTGAGTTGCAAAAGACGGATATGGAGCAATTCATGATGATGCTTTATACGACTGTACTACGTCCGATTATAAAAAACCTGGAACAGCACTTGTCAAAGTTATTTTTCCCACAAGGCGGGCGCCGGATTCGCTTCAAGATTAACCCGTTAGATTATGTGACAATGAAAACGAAAACGGACATTGCTTACAACTTGGTGCGAACGTCCATTGCGTCACCGAACGATGCGCGCGAAATGCTTGGATTTGATCGTTTAGAGCAAGAAGAAGCGAAAAAACTATACATTTCAAAAGACTTAATCGGTCTCGATAATCTGGAGGCGACGTTAAAAAAGGTGATTAAAGGAGGTGAGACGCCATGAATGAGAAAGAAAAGCGAATTTTTACGCTCTCGAACATAGAAATACGCGCTGGAACCGAAGGAAGCTCGCAAGTCATTGAAGGCTATGCGAGCATTTTTGATTCTCCGACAATGATTGGTGATATGTTTCAAGAAACGATTGCGAAAGGAGCATTCGCCAAATCATTAATGGAAAATGCGGATGTTCGAGCGCTCTTTAATCACAATTGGGATTATGTTTTAGGGCGGACGAAAAGTGGTACGCTCACGCTCGAAGAAGATGAGAAAGGGTTGAAATTCCGTGTTACGCCACCAGATACGATCTGGGCAAAAGACTTAATGATTTCTATGCAACGTGGCGATATCAATCAATGTTCGTTTGGATTTCAAGTGGTTCGGGATTCGTGGAACTGGGACGTAGACCCAGCCCAACGAACCATCCAAGAAGTAAAGCTTTATGAAATTAGCATTGTGAGCCTTCCAGCGTACGAGGATACAGAGGCATATGTGCGCGACAGGTTCACAGAACAGCGAGAGCTTCATTATGAAAGACAAAAACTAATTAAACAAATTGAGGAGGCATTGAAGCGATGAAAAAGTATTTATTACGGCGTAAAGCACAGTTGGAAAAACGATTAAAACAGCTTAAAGAGTTATTAGAAAAAGGTTCTGAAACTCGTTCAATGGAAGAAGTACAGGCAGAAGTCGATGAATTGACAGCTGATTTGGATGCGGTAAACGAGGCTCTCGCAGAGTTTGATGAGACAGACGATAATAATGGCAACGGAGCTGGTGAAGGGGAAGAAGATGACGAGAACGAAGACGATGAAGAACAAGACGAGGACGAAGGAGAAAAGCGATCCATCTTAACACAAGAACAGCGTGCTGGTTTAACAAATATGATTAATCAATCTCTTTCCTCTCGTGTCCAAGTAAAAACAAATGAAATGAAAACACGCAACGCTTTTTGCCGATATCTTGTAGGTCAAATTAGTGAAAGTGAAGCGCGGGCAATGGGAGTTCAGACACACGGCGGCAATGTACTTGTTCCAGAATCGTTGGCGAAAGAAATTATCGCTTATGCTCAAGAAGAAAACTTGTTACGAAAATACGGAAAGGTTGTACAAACAAAAGGGACACAAGGCTTCCCGATTTTAATTAAAAAAGCGAAAGCAAACCGTGTGAAAACAGAGCGTGCATTGAATCAACCGATTCCAGAGACAGATATCGAGTTTGATGAGTACTATTTGAATCCAACGGAAACGGATGCACTTGTGCTTGTGACAAAGAAACTTCTTGCGATGAGCGAGATGAATGTGGAACGAATCGTTGTGGACGAATTAAAGAAAGCTTACGTGCGTGAAGAAGCGGAGTTTTTCTTCAATAGTGCAGACAATCCAGGTGCGCTAATTCGCAAAGCGGTCGCTTTTACACCGACAGCCACGAACATTTACGACAAGTTTGTGCAACTGAAAAACAGTTTGCCAACGTCCATGCTTAAAAACGCGCGTTGGATGATTAACCGGGCTGCATTAACGGCAATCGAAACGATTAAAACGGCAGACGGCTTCCCACTTTTGCGCCCAGATATCGGATTAGAAGGTGGCTTCGGCTATCGCTTACTCGGTTTCCCGGTTGATGTGACAGATTTCGTGGATGCAGGTACACCGAATATTCAGCGCTTGTATTTTGGTGATTTTTCAACGTTCTACATTCAAGATGTTGTTGGAACAATGGAAGTAACGAAATTAATTGAAAAATACGCTGATACAAACCATGTCGGTTTTAAAATTTGGCACTTGAATGATGGACAACTTGTCTACGGTCCGTTTGAACCATCTGTCTTTAAGCTTGAGTTAAATGCGTAAGCGGGTGAAGAGGCATGGCAGTCTCTGTTGACATGTTAAAGGAACATTTGCGGATCGATGGGAGCATGGAAGATGCCATGCTCTCTTTCTATTTAGAAACAGCGAAAAAGTATGTAAAAAATGCCACAGGAACGGAAGCAGATCATTTAGTGCTAATCGTCGCTTCTATTTTTTACGAATATCGTGTGAGCGAAGAAGAAATGGGTAAAGCCTTTAATGCGTTGACGCCACTTTTTGTGCAGGAGGCAATGGTGAATGGCGCGACGACTGACTAACCAATTTAAACATCGCATTACAATCCAGCAACAAACTGAAGAACAAAGTGAAAATGGGTTTTTGTCGCAAGAATGGCAAGACCGACATCATTTATGGGCAGCGATCAAAACGTTGCGCGGGCGAGAGTATTACGAAGCTGCGACAACGCAAAACGAAAATACCGTTCGTTTTGTTGTTCGCTATACAGCAGGGATTACACCAGATATGCGTATTCAATATAAAGACCGAACATTTCAAATTTTGTCTGTCATAAACGACGATGAGCGTAATGTCACGATGACGATTGTGGCAAAGGAAGTGGTGTGATGGGCTTTAAATTAGAAGGAATGCAGGAGTTGTTACGAAAGTTGGAGACGTTGGGAAACGAAGCTGAACAAGTCAAACAAGAAGCGCTCATGGCTGGCGCCAAAGTTGTGCAGCAAGCGGCCTCACAGAAAGCTCCACGAGATACGGGAAAACTTGCAGAAAACATTGTGATTTCTGATGTGAAAGAATATGGAACAGTAGATATCGGACCGGATCGCGATCGCTTTTATGGGCTGTTTGTCGAATTTGGTCGAAAAGCGGGAGAGAAAAAAGGACGAAAATATCCGAAAGCAGACCCTCATCCTTTTTTGCAACCAGCTTTTGAGGAGAACATCGATCGTGTGCAAGATGAAATGGCCGATGTCATTCGACGGGAGTTGAGGTTATGAGCTTAAACAAGATGATTATTGACACACTCAAACCTCTTGGTGTTCCAGTCTCGTTTCAAACATATGAGGGAAAAGAAAAGACGTATATTACCTTTTTTGAATATAATCAGTTTTCGGCACTAAATGCGGACGATGAAGAGCAACAAACGGCACACTTTTTTCAAATTGACATTTGGAGCAAGACGGACTATACCGAGCTAGCCCAAGAAGTCAAAGAAAGAATGCTAGAAGCAGGATTTCGTCGCACATCGGAAGTGGATTTGTTTGAGCAAGAAACAAAAACGTACCATAAAGCAATTCGATTTTCTTATGTTGATTAGGAGGGAATACGATGGCAGTAATCGGTTTAAAGCACCCATATGTGGCCAAGTTGATTAAAGACGATTTCACCGGCGTTCAGTACGATACGCCAAAGCGATTGGCGAAAGCGATTGAAGCGAAAATAAGCCCGAAGGTAAACACTGAAACGTTGTATGCGGATGACGGGCCAGCTGAAGTTGCATCGTCTCTTGGTGAAATTGAAGTAGAAATCGGAGTGGATGACATTTCAACAGAGATGCAGGCATTTCTATTAGGCGCAACGATTAATGATGATGGTGTTGTTATTCAAAAGAGCGGTGATACAGCCCCGTATGTTGCGCTTGGATTCGTTCTTCCTCTTTCAAATGGGGGGCAGAAATATGTGTGGCTATACAAGGGGAAATTCGAATTACCGGAAGAGCAATATAAAACAAAAGGTGATAAAGTTGAATTTCAGACGCCAGCGTTAAAAGGGAAATTTGTAAAGCGGGAATTTGATGAAGCATGGAAAGCATCGGTGAATACAAAAGACCAAGGTGTGGATCCAACAGTTATTCAAAACTGGTTTAGCGCTGTATATCAAGAAACGACAACGCCATAAAGGGAAAGGGGAAGCCCTTTCTCTTTTTTTTTTCAATTTCATAACATGGAGGGATAAACATGCAAGTTACATTATTAATCAATGGTCAGGAGAAAACATTTACTGTTCCGTTTGTCAAAGCACGTATGTTTCGCCGAGCGTTAGAACTGCGCAAAAAATATGACTTTAACAATATTGATGTGGATGCACTAGATTCCATCATTGCTTTTATTGTCGAACTGTTTAACGGACAATTTACGGTCGATGAATTTTACGATGGCATTTCGGCGGATCGACTCATTCCAACAATTTCAGATTGCATGAATAAAGTCATTGGAGTGGCGAAAACAAGCGACCCAAACGTGTAACGGGGTCTGAAATGGACCCATATGACGCGGTGAAAGAGTTTTACTTAACACACATTAAGAACGGCATACCGATGTACCTCGTGGATGAGATGGACATCGGTTTTTATTTTGAGCTTCTGGACTATGCGGAGGAAAAAGAGACGCGAAAAGAACGGCTGATGATTGAGCAGCTGTTGTAAAGGTGGTGAAACGATGGCGGAAGTTGGTACGTTGCGAGTGTCGCTTGGCTTAGACAGTGCAAATTTCACGACGAGCATTGAGGCTGTCAATCGCAAAATACGGCTCGTTGACGCCGAGTTTAAAGCGGCTACTGGCGGTGTGAAGGATTTTGAAAATAGTTTAGAAGGATTGCAAATTAAAGCGGAATCCCTCACACAAAAGCTACAGTTACACGAGGCGAAAGTCGCTGAGTTAAAGCGCAGATATGAAGAAAGTGCGCAGACGAAAGGAAAAGACGCAGCTGAAACCGAGAAGCTTCTTATTGCCTATAACAAAGCTGTCGCAGAGATGAAAAAGACAGAAGCACAGTTGCAACAAACAAATAAAGAGATTGAAAAGCAATCGGACGGTTTCAATAAATTAGAGCAAGCGGTAACGCAAAGTTTACAAAAAATTGACCAACAGTTGAAAGTGATTGATTCCGAGTTTCGGGCTGCAACAGCAGGTATCGAAAATTTTGGCTCAACATCTGAACAATTGCGTACAAAAGCCAACAGTTTGGCGCAAACACTGGAATTGCAGAAAACGAAAGTATCAGAATTAAAGCAATTATATGATGAGAGCGTAAAGGCAAAAGGAGCGGACGCGAAGGAAACGAATGACCTCTTAATTGCCTACAACAAAGCGACTGCGGAAATGAAAGAAACCGAAGCACAGTTGCGACAACTAAATCAAACGATTGAACAACAAGCGACAGCATGGGGGAAACTACAAACCAAGTTGAATGAGACCGGTCAGCGCTTGCAAGACGTGGGTAATAACCTTCAATCGTCTGGAGCGCAAATTGCTGCCTCGTTCGGTGTAGCAAGTGCAGCAATTAGTGGGGCATTAGGTGTTTCTGTCAAAAAATCGATGGATTTCGAGGCACAGCTTTCTCGAGTTGGAGCGATTGCAGGGGCAACGCCGAATGAATTAGAGAAGCTCAAACAGGCTGCCCTTGATCTTGGTTCATCGACGTCTAAGTCAGCTACTGAGGTTGCACAAGGTATGGAGATTATGGGGGCAATGGGATACAACACAAATCAAATTCTTGCGGCGATGCCAGGGATTATCGCAGCGGCAGAGGCGTCGGGGGAAGATATGGCTTTAGTTGCTGACACAGTATCATCAGCACTCAATGCATTCGGTCTTGAAGCGGGTGAGGCGTCAAGAGTAGCAGATGTTCTTGCGCAAGCGGCAAATGATTCAGCAGCTGGTGTGCAAGATATGCAATACACGTTCAAGTATGCTGCCCCGATCGCAAAAACATTAGGAATTTCGCTTGAAGAACTTGCTGCGGCTACAGAAATTATGGCGAATAACGGTATCCGTGGAGAACAGGCTGGTACAACATTGCGTGGAGCTCTCATTCGATTATCTGACCCACCAAAAGAGGCGCGGGAAGCATTAGCTTCATTAGGTATCCAAGTGACGGATGCGCAAGGTCGTATGCTACCTTTTGGCGATATTATTGGACAGCTTTCTGAGAAAACAAAAAATATGAGTAATGCACAAAAGCTTGCGGCGCTTTCCACTATTTTCGGGACAGAAGCCGCAAGCGGCATGCTGACAGTTATTGAAGCAGGATCGCAGAAATTAGACTCTTTGACAAAATCCCTTCAAAACTCAAGCGGGGCGTCAAAAGAAGCAGCTGAAAAAATGAAAAACAATTTAAAGGGAGCTCTTGAGGAACTAGGAGGCGCTATTGAAACGGCACAAATTTCTATTGGCGATGCATTAGCCCCAGCTATTCGAGTGGTTGCAGAGGCATTACAAGGTTTATTCAATGCTTTTAATAGCCTTCCAGATGGAATGAAGCAATTCATAGCAATTGGAGCGGCTATTTCAGCTGTGCTGCTCGGAGTAGTCGCATCGATTGGTGTTGTATTGTCAATCGTAGGAACTGCCATGCAAGGGTTTGGGGCATTGGCAAGCGTGCTGGCTAGTGCTGGTGGAATGGCAGGAGTCTTTTCAAGCGCGATAGCTGTCATCACCGGTCCGATCGGTATTGCGATTGGGGCAATTGCTGGATTAGTAGCTATCGGTATGGTGCTATATAAAAATTGGGATGAAATCAAATTGTTTCTATCGGCAACATGGGAAGGAATAAAAGCAGTCGCTGTGGCAGTTTGGGATGGACTGAAAACGTATTTTACAACGATCTTTAACATTTATAAAACGATTTTTACAACCGTATGGGAAGGTATTAAAACGGTAATCACAACGGTTTGGGAAGGACTAAAAACAGCGGCCACAGCCATTTTTGAGGGGATAAAAGCGTATTTTACGACTGTACTCAACATATACAAAACGATTTTTACGACTATTTGGAACACAATTAAAACGGTTGTTGTTGAAGTATGGAACGGGTTGAAAACAGCAGCAACGAATATTTTTAATGCAATCGCGTCATTTTTATCGAATGTGTGGAATGGTGTTAAAACGAGCGTTAGCAATATCGTTAGCAGTTTATCTTCTAGTGTACAAAACACATTCAACAGTTTAAGAAGCGCAATTTCTAATATCTTTGGCGGTGTAAGAGATACGTTAATCAACATATGGGAAGGTATCAAAAACACCGCGAGAAGTTGGGCAAGTAGCTTTGTGGAAATCGGAAAGGACTTGCTTCGTGGCATATGGAACGGTATGAGCAACATGGCAGATTGGCTATGGGAAAAGGTTAGATCTATGCTCTCTGGGCTAACAGACAAAATCAAAAACTTTTTCGGCATTCGCAGTCCGAGCCGTTTGTTTGCGGAATACGGGGGATATTTGTCACAAGGTTTAGCAATTGGTATTACGGACGATGCGAAACTAGCCGAAAACAGTGTTGTTGATATGGCGAAACGAGTAGCAAAAGCCGGTCAACAAATCGGCAACATCGCTCTACCAAGTATAAAGCCAGCAACGATTCAACATGTTGTTGAAACGAACGTCGTTGGTAACGTGATGTCGGGTACTTCGAGTGTAGGACCGACCATCATCATCGAAAATATGGTCGTTAGAAACGACGAGGATATATATCGCGTTTCACGCGAGTTATACTCGCTATCTCAATCATCCCGTAAGGCAAGGGGGATGAGGTAATGTCAAAGGGATTTTCTTTCAACGGAAAACACACAAGGGAAATGGACATTCTTGTGGCAGATTTAAAAATGCCACTTGTGTCAAATATGAAAGATACCTATGAGTCCGTACCCGGACGCGATGGGAATATTCTTTTCCCTGGATGGTTAGAAGATAAGCGAATCGAATGCACGCTCGGTGTTCGTTGCACGCGCTCTGAACGAATCGCTAAACTGCGTGAAGTGGCGCAATGGCTCTATACGCGAGAACGAAAGCAACTTATTTTTGACACGTCGCCGGATGTCTACTATATGGCGAAGGTGGCAGGACAAGTGGACGTTGATCATTTGCAAGGGATATCGCTTGTGAAGGTGGCGTTTCAAGTGGAGCCATTCGCATATAGCGTCAATAAGATGAGCGTGTCTAAGCAAATCACTTCAAGTGACAAACAAATCAATCTCGCCAATAACGGAACATATGACGTGTTTCCGATAATAAAAATATCGAACGCTAATACAAATTCTTTGTCTTTGACGCTCGGGGGCGACAAACTAACTATTTCGAACGCCATCCAAACAAGCGATGTACTGACAATCGATTGTGATGAAATGACCGTTTTATTGAATGATACGAACGTTTTAGATAAAACATCGGGCACGTTTTTGACGTTGCGACCGGGCACAAATGTAATGACCGTCGAGGCACAGAATACGCTAAACATATCGGTGGAATGGCGCGAACAATTCTTGTAGGAGGTGAGAGCGTTGAGTTTTTCAAGAAAAATTGAACATCAGATGGTGCTATATAATCTTGCTGGGAAACCACTTGGTGTTCTGAAAAATGCGTACAACATTGAACATGAAGAGACACTAAACGACGCAGAAGTGCTCACGTTCTCGCTTCCACGCGATGATCGTCTTGCCCGAGTGATGATGAACGATATGGAAATCATCTATATGGGCAAGCGCTTTTTTATTTCTGAAATGAATGACGGACGCGATGCGAATGGCAAACCGATTTTCGATGTTGTTTGCCCGTCTTATTTTGTGAAATTGCTCGATACGTTTCTAATCGAAATTACAATTGACCGAAAGACACCGAAAGCTGGGCTAGAGCAAATTATTTCGCGTACAGGTTGGGTAGTTGGGCGTGTAGAGGCGTTGTCGTCACAAGAAACGCAGCACTCGATGAGCGAAAAGAGGAAATCAGCGCTTTGGACGATTCGACAGTGGGCGAAAATCACAGGACATGAAATTCAGTTTGATACAGTAAAAAAAGAAATCAACCTTGTCAAACAGATTGGAACGAATCGGGGCTATGGTTTTCGATATCGGAAAAACTTGAAAGAAATCAAACGGACGATTCGTGCGCCAGAGGCGACCGTCCTCTATCCGTATGGAAAAAACGGTCTGTCGATCGAAAGCGTCAATGACAATAAGCCATATGTCGAGGACTACTCTTGGTACACGAGCTTAGGAATCCCGTTGATTGAGGCAAAGCAAAAATATCGCAAAGAGTATGTATGGGAAGATGAGCGTTTCTTGTTGGCTGGTGATTTAATGCGTGCGGCACAAGAAAAGCTGAAAGTATTATCACAGCCTGTGATTTCGTATCAGTGTAAAGTCATCGACTTATCTGCATTGACAGGAAATTCACAATATGAGTTTTCTGTTGGGGATTATGTGAATGTGTTCGACGATGAACTTGGAATCAACGTCCAAACACGCATTGTTCGTATGCGCCGTTTTCCCGACGAGCCGTATCGAAATGAAGTGGAGTTGTCGTATATTATCCCAGGCATTCATACGCAAGAACAAGACCAACTCACTTCATCGGATGTTTCGCTGTCCCAACCGTCTTTTATTGTCGGAACGAACGAAAAAACGCTTTCTGTCGGAACATCTGTACAAACTGCGTTGTCTCTTGTCATCACGAATTTTAACTCCGCAAACGCGCAAGTCGGTTTGTCGTTGATTGGTCAAGCGTCAACGACGATGACGGTTGAGATTTCATTTATGTACGGCGGGAAACAGACATTTAATACAATCAAGCAAACATGCCAAGCCGGGTTTGTGACGATCGGCGTTCCGTTTCTGCTATTACAAATGCCTCCCGGATCGGCATTTTTAGATGTGCAAATGAAAACAAGCGCCGGAACGCTAACTATTGACCCGCGCGGACTTCAAGTGTTTGTGTATGCGGCGAACCTGCTCGGCGGTATTTCTGATCGCTTGCCGCGTGCGAATGCAACGGAAGAAATTGAATGGAAGAAGGCTGTCCAACCACATGTTAGTCGTTTTCAATCTATTGTTAATGGTCAAATTGTCAGCACGCAAGTCGTTGTTCCTGTATCTGCGAATATTATTGAATCTATATCGCAATGGCGAACACATGATCAAGTTCGTCCGTTTCCGGCAGTTTCAAGTACAGTACAAATCACATTGAATTGAGGTGAGGTGAGAAATGTTGGAGTTTGATATGGAACGAGCGTATCATTCATTGGCTAGAAAGGAAAATTTCGTGACTGGTGAAGTTATCGAGATGTTGAAACATAAAGTGAGCTCGATTCCAATTCGCGGATTTACGAAAGTGGAGCTTTTTGACGAAAAGCGATTTGGGAAAAAAGTTGAAGAAGTTACGGCAGAAAACTTTATTTCGATTAATATGAAGGATTATCTTGAGTACATTTTGATGAACGAGTATTCAAAAATAGGGGCCGGATTAAATGGACCGGATATGATGCCGTTGACTTATAGAGATTTCCCATTTAACGTGTTGGCTCTGACAACAGATTCAAGGCCTGAAAATCCTCAAGTAGAGAGGGTTGTGATGGGGGATATTATTGGTTATTCATTCAAAAACTCGTACGTCGGTTCTGATACACGAAGAGGGACGCTTAATTCTGCTGAAAGTTATCGGGACCGTTCAATCGCGCATTTTGTATTTGATTTTGCGACTAACGCTGCAAATGGTACGTTTTCATCGGTTGTATGGTATTCAGATATAGGGAGTTCTTCATTATCAAGACAACTATACTATCGGAAAAATTTTGAGTGGTATGTAGAATTGAAAGGGAAAAACGGAATAACGAACAACTCCGATTATAGAGGTGGTCTATGCTTTGATGGCTCTAGTTTTTGGACGATGGAATCGACAGGAAGTGGAGCGAAAAAAATCATGGAAATATTAGTTACACCGGGGACGAACGGAAAAAATGCGACTTTTACAATTGGACGTGTTTGGGATTCTCATATTACTAGCTCTTCTTTAACTAGTGATATGACATACGATTCTGATTATATATATTATGTATGGCCATCTGGAGCTTCTAACACAATATATCGTGTGAAAAAATCAGACGGAACAAGAAGCACTATCACGCTTTCGGGATTCCAGGCTTTATATGGGATCGAGCGAGTAGGAGCACATTTCTATGTATTAGGACAATCAGCTACACAAGTGAATGGACAATATCCTTTACGCTGGGCAAAATACGATAGCAACTTTAACATTATCGAGGCGAAAAATATTTTTGACACCAATATCGGAGCGTATGGGATGGCATATAACCAGCAGAAGAACGAAATTGCGGTTCGCACAGGAAACGGTATTTTTATTTTTGATTTGCAAATGAACAGGCTATCATACGCAATTTCACAGCCGAGCTCACCTAATGATTATCCTGGAATAGCTGTCAAAGATGGAGAGTATTTCTTACGTGATAGCCAAGGATTTTTCATGGCTGAATTAGGCTCGTTAGGAGCAAGAAACCTTCTTCCAACACCAGTGACGAAGACGAGCACAAACACAATGAAAGTGACGTATGATTTTATGTTTGTATAGGAGGATGCACATGGAACGATTCGATTTGATATACAAAACCGGCGCGGCTGTGATTGGGGCTGTGGTCGGGTATTTGTTTGGCGAGTCAACAGGGCTGCTACTCGTATTATTTTGGATGGTTGTCATTGATTATGTGAGTGGTTTAGCGGCTGGTTACACAGAGAAAACTCTATCCAGCAAGATTGGATTCAAAGGCATTATTAAAAAAGTTATGATTTTTGTCATGGTGGCACTCGCCCATTTGGTCGATAGCGCGCTTGGAACAAAAAATATGTTCCGAGATGCGACTATCGTTTTTTATATGGCAAATGAATTGTTGAGTATTTTTGAAAACGCTGGACGTATGGGTGTACCAGTGCCAGAACGGCTGACACAGGCAGTAGAAGTATTGAAAGGAAAAAGCAAGGAGGCGGAGAAGAAATGAAAATTATGTGGGATAAAGGTCATGGTGGCAACGATCCTGGTGCGGTTGCAAATGGATTGCAGGAAAAACAGTTGGCACACAAAATCGTGGAATATGCAATGTCTTATCTCGAAGAGAATTACACAGGCTTTGAACAACGTGTCACTCGCGTAGGAGACCAAACATTGACGTTGTCCCAACGCGTTGACATGGCGAATGCATGGAGTGCGGACGTATTTGTCAGTGTGCATATCAATGCTGGTAAGGGCACAGGATTTGAAACATATGTCTACAATGGCGATGTATCGTCCAAAACGGTTGCTTTGCAAAATGTGTTGCATGGCGAAATTCTAGCGGTTATGCGCCAGTTTGGGAATATCACAGATCGAGGTAAAAAACGTGCGAATTATGCCGTATTACGTGAAACAAAAATGCCTGCTGTATTGACAGAAAACCTATTTATTGATAGCAACGATGTAAAATTGTTAAAAAATGAAGCGTTTCTCCAAGCGGTTGGCGAAGCTCACGCGCGTGGTGTGGCAAAGTTCTTAGGGCTGGGAGAAAAACAGAAAACACAACAAAAACCGTCTGGCGGAAAACTCTACCGCGTGCAAGTTGGGGCGTTCAGTGATCGAAAAAATGCGGAACGTTTAGCAGAAGAACTAAAGAAAAAAGGATATCCAGCTGTGATCGTTTGATTTTTCCCCTGCCACTCGGCAGGGGATTTTTTGTTTTTACGACATTGTTCGACAAAATAATTTATGGAAATTTGATATGTTATAAATGAATATCAAAAGAGGAGGGATCAGATGAACAATATTGCACTAATTATTAGTTTTATTGCACTAATGGCGTTCTTTGTTTATGTGGTTCGTGGTATCACTAGGATTGCTAGGAAGAATGAAAATGCAAAAATGCTATTTAAACGTTCATTAATTTTTTTAGCAATATCACTTATTGCACTGATTATTTTTGGTATCACGGTAGAACCATCAAAAGAAGTAGCCAATGAAATGAAACAGGAAGAACACCAGGAAAAAAACAACCATCCAGTGCCTAAACCAAAGGAGAAACAAGAACAAATCAATGCAAAGAAAGATGCACCAATGAAAAAAGAAGAGCAACAAAAGGTAGAGGAGCAGATTACTCCTAGTGGTGGATTAGGTGATACAATAGATGTATTTAAACAAAACTATGGAGAAAATGCTGGAGATCAAGAAATGGGGCGCTTTAAAAACGATTATATAATGCCAATATTTTTAGAAGGGAAAGCTTGGAATATAAAAATCCAGTTTGAAGCGACAAGTCAGTCAAAGAGGACTATGGAAGAAGCTTTAATTGTGGCAAAAGAATTTATTCCAAAGGATGCACAAAAGATAAAAGAATACGATCAACCTGAAATGGGAAGAAAGGTAATAGAGTATAAAAGTGAATTGCTAAAACAACGTTTTCCTGATTTTAATCCTCCTGGAACATTTATTGTAATTGCTAGCTATGGCGAAGCTGGGAAGGAAAATGAAGTATTTGGACTTACAATAGGTGTTGGAAATAATCCATAGAGACCTGCTCGTATAGACTTACTCCATGTGAGTAGGTTCTTTTTTTCTGTATAAGTCATCTGTAGTGCATCGGAATAACTCCGCCAGCATAAACAAACGTGGCACAGATGGAAAACTGTCTCCTTTTATGTATTTATCAAGTTGACGAACACCAATATCTAATTGTTTAGCAACAAAGTCTTTTCGATATCCACTCTTTTCAAGCCATTCTCCAATGCGACTCTCCAATTGAAACATTTATTAATCCCCCCTATTATTTCATTTCGATAAATGGTTTTGATACTCCTTTCAAGAATTTTATTTTCTTTATTTAAGAATTTTAATGGCATAAATTTAATTGTTAGTCCATATTATGTACCAAGACGTCGGACAGACGTCAAAATACTGAAAGGGGAAATGACAAATGACAAAAGAATTAGCTCAACAACTATTACAAATGAAAGGCGTCTATTTGACGTCAGAGGGTCGAAAGATGCTTGAAGCTATTGCAAACGAAAAAGAGCCGGTGACGTCAACAAAATGAGTGTGTATCGTCCGACGGTCAGATACGCGCCTGTTTTTCGCGATTATGTCGATGCTGTGTTTCATGCGACGACTTTAGATCGGAATCAAATCATTCGAGCAGCTCTTTTCACCGCAGCGCACACAAAAGAATTTCAAATGCTGTTGAGGCAATATCAGAAAAAAGACGTCCCTCTCCCCTGCCCTAGTTGGACGATGACAGACCACGAATTATGGCTGGAACAATGCCCAGAAAACAGAAGAGGAGGTGAGGACGTCAATGCTAACGCCACACGAAGAGGAGAAACTTCGGTTGCTTCTGAACATGTTGCAGGAACGCGACTATTACAGCCGTCCGCGCATCGATGTGTCGAACCGCCTACGCGACGAGAGGGGGAGATTTCTTCCAAACGACAGCGACCTATACAGTTTCGGGAAACAGGGGGAATTGTTATTAGACTTGGATGACGTCACATACGAAGATGAGCCGCCTCGCGAAATAAAACTAGTGAAGGTGGATGGTACGTATGGAACGTATCGCGTCGAAGAGAAGATGAAGCCGAGTGATGTGGTGATATTTTTTGGTTTTGTTATCATCTTGGTTATTGTCCATTTCGCATAGTAGCGGGGACAGGAACATAGTATACAATTAAGAAGAGAGCAATTATAAACGTAATTTCATGTGTATAGGGTATACAGTTGTA